GGTTCAAAAGAAGGTAGAGGATTGAGAAAGGGCATTACACCTAACAGAAACTTTGTTTATGGTAAAAATGGTGTTAGAACAGAATCTACTCAAGAAGAAGTTAATATGTTGAGAGAGAAGAATGAAGAATACAGAAAAGCATTAAATGTTTTCAGAGAAAAACTTAATGAAGTTGCAATCTTCAACTCTAACTTGGCATACGCAACAAGATTGTTCACTGAACATTCGACCACTAAAAAAGAAAAAATTAACATTCTTAGAAGATTCGATAATGTAGAAACTTTGAAAGAATCAAAAAATCTTTATAAGTCGATCAAAGATGAATTATCAACTAGTGAAAGTACACCGATCAATGAATCAGTAGAAACTAAATTAAACAAAAATGTTTCTTCAGGTTCATCAACTACTCTTATTGAATCTAAAACATATGAGAATCCTCAATTCTTAAGAATGAAAGATTTGATGAGTAAAATTGGGTAATTAAATAAACAAATAAAACAAACAAAACAAAATACTAAAAATGGGAGCATTATTAGAATCAGGTCTTGTAGGTAACATCGGTCTTAAGCACCTTAAAGTTATCAAAGAAGACACAATCAACAAATGGGACAAATTAGGATTCTTAGAGGGTCTTAAGGGTCACATGAGAGAAAACGTAGCTCAACTTTATGAAAACCAAGCTTCTCACTTAATTAACGAAGCATCATCTACATCTGATACAGGTGCATTTGAAACAGTTGTTTTCCCTATCGTTAGAAGAGTATTCTCTAAATTATTAGCAAACGATATCGTTTCAGTACAAGCAATGAACTTACCTATCGGTAAATTATTCTACTTCGTACCTAACATTCAGTCTTACCAACCAGGTACTTCTGAGCACTACGCACCTTATGGTTCTCCAAACGCTGCGGCTGGTCAAACTCCTAACAGTGGTTATGACTACAATAACACTAAGGATCTTTACGATAGATTCTACGAAGGTAACGAACCAGCTTTGGATCCTCCAGGATTGTTCGATTATTCTAAAGGACAATATTCAGCAATTACAGCACCAGTTGTGACTGTAGCTTGGTTAGCGGACAACTTAGTACCTTCAGCATATACTGTTTCTGATTACAGAAAAGTGTTAATTGTTATGTCAGGTTTCGCATCTGACGGAGCTGGTAAATTAATCGGTCCTGATGGTCAACCAATGGATAACGAAGCATTCTTATCTGATTTGACTATTTATGGTGTTACTGGAAATACTTATACTTCAGCTAACACTACAAACCCTTACTTATTCAGAGTTGTAACTCAGAGATACGGTAAAGGTATTGTTCAGTATGGTAACAACAACGCTACGTTGGTATTCCCTAACAGTAAGACAGATGGAGGTCAGTATGACAACCTTTGTGACGCTGAAGGAAAAATCTACTTAGAGGTTGATTTACAAGTACCAGTATGTATCACTTGTGGTGGTTCATTAGACGGCTACACTGGTTCAACTTTTGAATCTACAGATGGTACTTCTAACGCATTCACAGCTACTTATAGAATCTATAAGAACTTGGAATTCGAAGATAAGATTGGTGAAGTTTCATTCGACCTTATGTCAGTAACAGTTTCTGTAACTGAAAGAAAATTAAGGGCACAGTGGTCTCCAGAAATGGCTCAGGACGTTGCGGCATTCCACAACATCGACGCTGAGGCTGAATTAACTGCATTGTTATCTGAGCAAGTTGCAGCTGAAATCGATAGAGAAATCTTGAGAGACCTTAGAAAAGGAGCGGCTTGGAACTTAAGATGGGATTACAATGGATGGAAGAGATTAGGATCTAACGCAGTTCCTTACACTCAGAAAGATTGGAACCAAACTCTTATCACAGCAATCAACCAAATTTCAGCACAAATCCACAAATCTACATTAAGAGGTGGAGCTAACTGGATCGTTGTTTCTTCTGAAATCAGTGCTATCTTTGATGACTTGGAATACTTCCACGTATCAAACGCAGCTCCTGAGCAGGATCAGTATAACATGGGTATTGAAAGAGTTGGTACATTAGCAGGTCGTTACCAAGTGTATAGAGACCCTTACTTCCCACCAAACCAAGTATTGATGGGTCACAAAGGAACTTCTCTATTGGACACAGGTTACATCTACGCACCGTATGTACCTCTACAATTAACTCCTACAATGTACAATCCATTCAACTTTACACCAATCAAAGGTATCATGACTAGATACGCTAAGAAAATGGTTAATAACAGATTCTACGGTAGAATCACAGTTGATGGAGTTAGAACATTCGACTTGAGAGAATTGAGATAATCAATGATTAATTATGGTAAAAAGGGTTCCAATCGGAACCCTTTTTTTATTTATCCTCAGTAAAGTGGGTATTCATAATTCTCAGTGATTTAGAAACAAGTTCAGATTCTTGTAATGAGAATAATCTTGAACTGTGAGAGTATTCTAATGCTTTGATAATCATGTAATACGCTTGTTCCAAGTTCATGTCATCACACAGGGTGTTCACATCGTTCGGAGTGTAATATGCGATACTATCAAATAGTAATCCTATTGGTTGTTTTTGTTCCATTATTTTAAGTTGACGGTATATTTATTATAGTGAGAAATATTATAAGAAAAATAATTAAGGAGGTTAGTGGGGCAGGATTAACTGGTGCTTATTCAGGACCACTTGTACTCGGGCCACAACAATGGAAAGATGACCAACTTGGTCCTTTCACAGAGCCAGTGTATAAATATACGAATGCTCAACTTGCCTATCAAGAGGCGGATGGTGATTTTACTGAATCACCCGAAGAAAGGGAAAAAATTGAAAAACGAACCAAATTAATGAGTAATATTAATATGCAAAAGAAAAAATCTTATATGGGTCAAAATGATGAGGATGGGTCGGCAATAAATCCAACTATGAGTGGAGAACCGTTGAAAGAAAAATTGGTAAAAGAAGACTTAGCGGTTTGGTTTGGTACAAAGAAGAAACCTAAAGGTTCAAAACAACCTTCAGGTCCGTGGGTAAATATTTGTAGAAAAAAAGAAGGAGGAGGGCATCCTCCTTGTGGTAGACCTGAAGCGGATAGTAAGGGATATCCTAAATGTCGTGCTAAAGGAGTCGCGGCAAACATGACCGACTCTCAAAAGAAATCAGCATGTTCACAGAAAAGAAGGGCTGAAAAATCAGACCCAAAAGTTGGTACTGGTAATAAACCAACTATGACATCTTATAAACCAAAAAAATCCCAAAATGAATCATTAAGGGATTTAATCACTAAAATTTTGAGAGAAAGTATTAGATAAGTTTCTCTAAAATTTTTTTCAGTGAGTGTTGTACTTGGCTATGCATTTCCTTTTCAAATTTCATTCTTGCTTCTTCCACTTTGTTATCAAACAACCTCCCAAGTTTTTCCCCCATTTGTAATGAAATTGTGATATCATAATTGTAAATGTGGTTTGTAATGTTTATTCTATCTCCTTGAATTATCACAAACATTTGTAGTGATTCATTCTTAATGTATCTTTTTTGAGATAGAGGAGCAATCAAAAATTTGGAATCCTCATGATTTATTAATTTTCGACAAATTGATGACCCAGTTTTTTCATTATCATCAAAATTGACTTTTGGTTGAATCTTTCGATTCATCCTTATAAAAAATTTTAACCATAATTTTCTGAAGAATTTTTTCATGTCTTTTGTTAGATATAATAACTAGTCAAAGATATGAAAATTGTTGGGCAAAAAAAAGAAGAACCTAAATTCTTCTTTTTATTTTTAACAATAAGCCCCCGAGCAATGTTTCTTCCCATCTAAACCTGGCATTTTTCCTTTACATACTTGAACTGCGTAACCGTTGGCATATGCTGATGGGTAGACTTTGAATTTTGACTTTGCTGCAGATTTCCCTCTAGCACAAAGTTTAGTACCTGTTTTCTTTCTACCTTCATTCATGTCTTCATAGTCAACGTATTGGTCCATTTTTGTTTTTTCATTCATTATGAAATCAAAAACTTGGTCCATGTTAACTTTGGCTTCTGTAACATGGTCATCAGCCCAATCATGTCCATCTTGTAGGATTTGGTCAATCATTTCTTCATCCATTTCCAATAACATTTTACACTGTCTTGCAATTTGTTTGAGATTACTGAAGAACATATAATTTTCGGATTCTTGTTCTTCTTTTAATACTTTTTTGACCAAATTATTTAGGTCTCTTTCTGTTAGTTTTACTATCCTATTCATTTTGTATTTACGATTGAAAATGTTAATTGTCTTTTATAAGTATCTTTTTCTCCTGATGTGTTCACTTGAATATCAACAAAATATTGGTTTGGTATTTTGTCTCTCATATCAAATATGAAATAATATTCATTTGGAGTACGATTTAGTGGTGTCCAATCTTGTACTAGTACTTCTGTTGTACCTTCTGTTACATAAACTCTGTAGAACCCTGAAACGTCTAATAAAAGTTGTTGGCCTGTATAGGCTTTCTTAATTGTAACCCCAACTTTACGAATATCTGTATTAAGTATTTTTTCATTTTGTAAAATCCCATAAAAATCAAAACCAAATATTTCAGGGTCTTTAGAAACAGATCCGATTTGAATACCTGATGTATATGGTTGTAATGTGAATTGATTTGTTACATTTGGAACGGATTGACCGTTAATTGTAAGTCCTGACCATACATCATAAAAAATACATGGTGTTGGATAGTTGGCAAACCCATTAGGTACTGTAACCTCGTATATTCCTTTTGTTTTAAGACAGGTCGTCAATGATGCCATTCCAGTTACTGCAGTACCATTTCTATCTTCAATTCTAACGAATGGGTCAGAATCAAGATTGGCAAAATCTCCATTTTGATAGACATACAAGAATAACTTATTTTCTTGGTTCTTTAAGAATAGATTTCTATCATCTTCTACAAAATCATTGTAATTTGTTAAAAGATAAGGTTGGTAGAAAGTTTGGGTATGTCTTGAGAAAAATGCTACACTATAACTTTCTGTAAGACCTGTAATATTTTCTATTTGAGGAAGATATGATATACCCCAACCTGTGACTCCAGTTATTGACCCATTCAATATACCATTAATCTCGGCGGTCATATCCATGTTCAAATCTTCGTTTCCGAGTTCAAAATGTTGTCTTGCAACAATGGTTAAACCTGAGTAATTAACAACACCTTGATTTACATTGTTGTAGATACCATTTTGAGACCATCCAGAGAGAGTTGTCGTTTGATACCAGTTAGATGGTCGTGTGGAATATGCTCGACTGTCAACGTACGTTAAAGGGGAAATTCCACCATTGGCACTATTTTGTGCAATGTTGAAGTCATTATAGTCATAACCAACTCCTTCATCCCAAAATTGAGGTTGACCTGTGGTTCCTGAAAACTTAGGGATTCTCCATAATATTAAATCAAATGAAGTGGCTCTTCGTCTTTCATTGGACATAAATGAATTTAATAATTCATTATCGAATGAAGATGTGTTCGTCATTTTCAGAGTATGTGTCATTGCGGAAGTACATCCTGTAGATATGACACCTGAACTTATGTTTTCTTCTAATAAAGATAAATCTAAATCGAAGATAAATCTTGTGTAACCAAAATTTGGGACAATTAAATCCGAAGCACCAAAATTTAACTCAATTACAGGGTTTCTTCCCGTATTAACATATGAGTTTGAAATGATGGTATTGTTTTTATTTATATAAGACCTTAAGATCGACATTTATCTTTTATCTTATAAATATCAATTAAGTCGAATATTTTTACTTAGAATTTTGTTTACCGCATCATTGAGTTCGGTGAGGATTGCTTGAATGTTTGATCCGTCCTGAGTTACAGGTACTGGTGGTAGACCTGGATACGCGTGAGTATGAGTGACTAAGAATTTCACAATCAAATTAATTAATTCCAAAAGTTCCTCACCTCTAACCATACTTGAAGTTTTTGGGAGAAGTTCATTCGTAAATTTTTCAGGACTAATTCCATATAACGTGTCGTCAAAATTAATTTTACCTTTGCCAGGTATTTGTGAATTATGTGAAACTAAAAATAATATGTCACTTCCTAAAGCACCATATGAAGATTCTTGATTCACATACTTTTGTTGTGGAACTACAAGTTTTGTCGGAGTCGTTGGGTATCCAACTGTATCTTTTTTGTAAATCAAATTAGCACCACCTCTTAACGCAGGGTTTAATTTTACACCTCTATAAATGTCACTTATATTACTGACCTCTATTGGTGTTGCAGATGAACCCAAAGGAGTGGATGGATTCAACTTGGAATACATTATTATGTTAGGTCGGTAGTAAATTGGAAATTTGTTTGCAGCATCATTGTCATTAAACAATCTAACACCACTTTTAGTTACATCAGTGTCGTTACATTGCTTTATGAAATCATTTATAAATTTGATTGTATCTGTTTTAGATAACATTGTAAATGATTCGATTGCGACCAATTTTTTAAGGTTTTCTGAAATTTCGCTGTCCACCGTAAGAAATTCAGAATTTACGGTCACATTCGGCTTCAACTGATACAAATAAACTGATCCGGAAAATTTATCTTGCGTATTTTCGGGGTTGATAATAACCCATTCGATTAAATATTTTGTAAGTAATACATCTCTTTTAAGTTCATAAACGACTTTTGGAGCTAATTTTTGTAGTGTACTTTGAAACTTTGAAAGTTGTAAAAATCCTCTCTGTTGGTTTGCGACAGGTATTACGTTTGGTTGTAATTGTTCTCCTTTGAATTTACCAGCTCTGATTAATACTTCGTCTTGTTTTACAATGACATCAGCACTACCTCTACCCATTAAAGCATTATCTCCTGGCTGTGGGAATACTCCTTTGTGAACTGATTGGTCCGTAAATGTACCATCTTGATTTTTGAGAGGTTTCGGGTTTTTGATTTGCATACCCGTACCTGTGAATTTATTTCCACCGTAATAAAAT